CGTCCTCCTCCATGGCGCCGGCGACGATCGCGGTGAACGGCCGAGCTGCGATGCGCTGCTCCTTCAGCCCCTCACGGCAGCGATTGTATTCGCGCTGCATGTCCATCATCAGGCGCACATCAGACGGCGGGTAGATTTCCTTCTCGTTGGGTGCCTCGTTGAAGATCAGCGTGTACCACGGGTAAAAACGCTCGTTGTAGATCTCGGGGCTGGCCGGCTCGCGCAGGAAGTCCTCGTAGCCGTCGCACACCTCGTAGACCAGGCCATCCTTGCGGCAGTAGATCTGCCAGACGCAGCAATAGTCGCAGTCCTTGTCGTCTTTGCTCGCCTCGCCGGTCCAGCTCGAGCTGTTCAGCGTCCAGGGATCTGCGCCACGCACGTCGTCGCGGTGATAGGCGGTGTAGGCCGTGCCGACGTCTTTGCCGTAGATCTCTTGCACCTCGTGCGGGGTGAGCAGGAACTGCTCGGCCACCCAGTCGGCGCCCAAGAAGTGCCGCAGCTCGACGCACTTCTGATCGGGAATGATGTTGGTCGGCATCGGGTAGTCGAACGTGAGCCCTTCGCGCGCGACGAACTCTGCCTGCCGGCCCATGTCGGTGATCAACAATCTGAGCTGCTCGGCCTCTTTGCTGTTCTCGTCGGTCATCTCGTCGGCCATGTCGGCCGACAGACGCTCGAGGGTCGCCAGGCGCTCGGAGGCGTCGGCGATGCCCTTCTCCATATCGGGCCGCTGCTCCATCACGCGCTCGAAGCCGAGCTTGACGTAACCGACACCCATGGTGACCGTGCGGCGCACCGTGAGCTTCATCATCATCTTGAACGGATGAACCTGCTCATCGATGTTGTACTTGTAGAGCAGCTCAAGCGTCTTCCCGAGCTTGTCGAGCATCTCGTGCTGGGACTTCACCTTCGCAGCATCCTGGATGATGGCCATGCCCTGCTGCGCCATCGCGACCGCGGCCGGGTTGCCCATGACGTTGCTGGCGAGGCCTGCCGCGGCCGGCATCGCCGGATCGCCCGGCATGCCTGGCGGGCCTGGCGGCATGCCTGGCGGTGCCGACATCGCTGACTGTTGCACCATCATGGCGCCGGCCTGCATCAGCGACTGGAGCTGCGACTGCGTCTCGTTCCATTGCACGGCATCGAGCCGCTCGCGCCGGCGTGCGATCGCCTTCGGGTTCTTGGCGTAAAGATACGCCGTCTTCTGCGCCACCAGGCGCAGCGTGAGGTTGGCCTTGTAGCGCTTGTCTTCGTCGTTCTTCGACCACTGCTTGCCGAAGGCAAAATCCATGTCCTCCTGCATGCGATCGTAGGCTGGCTTCCAGTGAGACTTCGCTGACCTCACGCGCGAGGCCCAGGCGCGGACCAGGCGCGCTCGCTTCTCGGGCGGATCCGGCGGCTCGCGATCGACGACGTCCTTCTTCTCGGCGCCCTGGTCGGCCGCGAGCATCTGCATCAAGCCGGCAGCGTTATCGTCTGGCGGCGGGGCTGCGTTTGGATCCATGGGGTCTATTGCCATCCGCTCAAGCTCCTCTTCTGCCGCTCGCGCCGCTCAGCGTGCTTGGTGTTTTTCCACAGTGCAGCAAACGTGCCTTCCTTGACGCTCTCTTTCACTGGCCGCTGTCGATTGCGTGATCGCATCTTGGCCAGACCCTGACCGATCAGCGAGAGCGTGTCGACAAAGTCGTCCTTCGGGCCGTTCGGAAATTTTAAGATCTGATCCTGCGCCTCGGCCCACCATCGCGTGAACGTCGGGAAATGTACCATGCGCATCGCGCTGCGCGCCTGGATTGGTTGCGCGCGCTGTTGCTTATCGGTCGCCGGCGCGATCGGATCCAGGGCGCAGAACACGCGCTTCTCGAGCATGCGCTTGCGCAAAAATGGTCCGATGCTTTTCTCGATCGCACCCTTCTCGGCCCACCAGAATTGCGGTTTGTACTTTTCCATCAGCACCAGCATGCCTTCAACCGCAGCGTGGCTGTCGAGCCGCATCCAGACGACGTCAGGCATGATCCAGAGGTGATCGCCCGTGTCGACGCCGGCGACCATCAGGCACGTCTTGTCGCCATGACTGGCGAGCGTCACGGCGTGATCGCTGGCCGCATAAAAGCGCATGCTATCGATCGGCGGCAGCTCCTTCATCGAGCTGTAGCCGACGAGGTCGGTCGATCTGAAGAAGGCGCCTTCGCGCGGCGACGGCCGGCACTGGTAGAGCGCCATGAACCCACGCGGATCCGACTGCTTGATCTCGTTGAGATAGGCCTCGTCGAAGCGCTCGGGCCAGAGCGCCTCGCCCTCCTTGCGCCCCAGGATGTCGTTGTCCTCGGCCAGCGCCGGCAACGCGATCCTGCGCCAGAGCTTTGCCTCTTCGTGGCTGTAGTGCGGGTTGAGCGGATCCATCAGGCGCCCGACCATGTCGTCCTCGTTCCACCTGGTGGTGATGACAACGATCGTGCCGTACTTGTTCATGAGGCGCGTCTTGAGCACCTGGTTGTACCATTGCCAAAGACCGTCGCGAATGACGACGCTGTCGGCTTCCTTGCGGTCCTTGATCGGATCGTCGAGCAGGATGGTGTGGGCGCCGCGGCCGGTGACGGCAGACCCACGACCGACGCAGAACACCACACCGCCGTCGGTGGTCTCGACCCGGTTCATGGCAGCAGATTTTTTCTTGATCTGCAGCTCGGGGAAAACTTGTTTGTATTGCGGGGTCTGCATGATGTCGCGGATCTTGCGCCCGAGATCCCAGCTGTAGGTCTCATTGTAGGTTGCGACGATGATCGATCGCTCTGGGTGGCGGCCGATGTACCAGGCCGGATACATCGAGCTCGCCAGCGTCGTCTTGCCGGCGCGCGGCATGATCTCGATCTCGAGGCGACGATATTTTTGCGCCTCGACCTCCTCGAGCGCGGCGCCGATCACGCGATGAAATTTTTGCGGCGAGTAGAGCGAAAAATCTGGATCGTCGGCGTTGTTGGGGTCACTCATCATCAGCTTGGTGAACTCAATCAAGCTCTCGCGCGCCATCAGGATGGCGCGTTTGCGTTTGAGCAGCAGCAGCCGGCGATCGCTCATTTTTCAGCCATTCATGCCGCGTAGTCGGAATATGAAATTGGCGACCCTGAGATACCAGCGGCCATCGCGGTTGATCGTAAACCGGCGCGAGTCATGCCTTAAAAATGTGATCGAGTACCGCAGCGGGTTTAGCCTCACGCTCCACGGAACGGGACCGTGATAGTCTGCGCTTTCAAAACGCGTAACCACCAATGGCGGCTTATATATAAGCACGGTGCTTGGGTCGTACATCAAAAGTCTCCGTTGCTCATTGTGCGGCGGTCAGTACTCGTTCCGTTTTTTTGGCCGGCCGACTGGCTCGCTGTGTTTGGTCTTGTGCATCGGCACCTCGGGCATCTTGCTGATCGACTTGTGCGTATTCTTCGGCAGCGTCTCGTGCAGCGGCGTCTGCTTGTTACCCGGCGTCGGTGACGAGTGATGCGAGCTCGTGTCCTGCGTCTTCGACGCCGGCGGTGGCGGTGCGTTTTTCACTTTTTTCTCCTCGGGTTGCGGCCCTGGCGAGGCCGCCTGCTGATTGGACGGGTTCGGTGGCCACAAAGGCGCGTTCTGTAGGGGCTTTATCGGGGTTGCCATCTTGCTGCTCCTGCTGTTACAAGGGCCATTGGCCCGATTTGTGAGGCGGGTGATCTATGGTGAAGGTTCTATGCAAGGGCGGCCCCTACTACTGGATCAGGGAGCCGCGCACCGACTTTGAGAAAAAGATGGAGGCAGCCGATCGCGCCGAAGACGTGCGCGAGCGCACGGCCAAGGGCTGGATCAAACAGCACGGCGACTTTGAGTTGGCAGCGCTGGCGAACGATCCGGTACCACCGCCGACCAAGGACGAGCGCAAGCGCTGGAAGCGCGAGTATCCCGACAAGTATTTCCTGCTGCCGGCAGAGATCTATCCGCGCGAGGTTGGCGTCGACCCGCCGAGCCACTTTGAGACGGCGTTCGCCAACGTGAAGCACATCACGTTCTATGGTGGAGCTCCGCACCGGCCTACTCCTCCTTCAGCACCGCAGAAAGCGCCGGTAGCCCAACGGCGAAAGCGCCGATAGCTGGCAGCGACGTCCTGCCATCCTTGAGCGCGGCCTTCAGACCGCGCAGCCCCTTGGCGATGAAGATCTGCCGCGCGTTCTGCACGTCATGACGCACAGTCATTCCTTGCTTGCCGAGCGCCTCGTCGCGCTCGTACATGTTGCGCACCATGTCGCGCATCTGCGTGGACTTGTCGATCTCGGCCATGAGCTTCTCATCGCGCAGGACGTTGAACACCTTTCTGGTTGCCTTGCCGGATCCGATGTTTTCCTCGGCGAACTGCTTGCTGAAATCCTGCGTCAGCGACTGACGCTCGGCGCGCTCCACCGGCGCGGCCGCGGCGCCGAGATCCTCGGCAATCGAGGCTGTCTGCTTCTTGGTCAGCGGCTTGGTACCGCCCCAGTTCGTCAGCACCGCCTGCTCTTCGCCGAGATGCATCAGGTTGGGTCGGTCAAATTTTGCGCCAATCGCCTGCAGGCGATCGACCTCGGTCGGCGAGAGCTGGCCGCGCGGATTGAAGGTGACGTCGGCAGCGCGCCCCGGCCTGTTCTTCGTCGTCATGTAATTAAATGCGCCCATGTTATTTACGTTGAAGTATGTACGCAGAGCTTCGCCGATGTTGCCCATCTTTTTTGATGCCGGGTCGAGCTCGCGTGCGCCCGACTTTCCGGTCAGGCTCACCAGCGGTCGTGCCGCAGCGCCGGGATTGACGTCGGTGACGCCGCCCTTCTCGAAGATGCCCGTCGTCGGGATCGTCGGACGCTGATAGGCGCCCATAGCATTGTAGATCACGTCATAGGGTTGCCCGCCTTGACCCGGCACCGTCTGTGCCGAGCGCGGATCGCCAGCGTAAACCTCGCGCGCGAGCTGTGAGCCTGTGGAAATTTCCGGCAGATGACCAGTGCCGACGCCGGGGATCACCTCATAGGTGGCGTGCGCGGTCTGCTGGCCGATCGTGTCGCGATACTGCACGTCGGCGCGCTGCAGCGCCTCTTCCATCGTGAGCCGGCCCTTTGCCTTGTTGAAGATGTCCTCCGCACGTTTGCCGATCCAGCCCGCGGCCTGCACTTTCTGCGCCGTCCAATTTTTGTCACCACCGAGCCCGAGCTCGCTGGCGCGGCTTGCCGCCTGCAGCGTCTCACCATCCATCCACACATGCTGCTGCGATGTCAGCGCACTCTTCCACGGCTTGCCGCCCTTGGTGTAACCGAGCGCACGCGCGTGCCAGATATCGTTCGCCGACGTCGGCGGCTCTGGGATCGTCGGATCGATGCTCTCGCTATAAGGACCAGTCTTCTTGCCGAGCTTGATGTCTTCGCCGGCTCGCCGCGCGTCAATGTACGATCGGCCTTGCTGACCAGTCCGCACTTTTTGGAGCGGCTGGTTCATCTGATAGGCATTGTGCGCCTGGATCGACCAGTTCTGATTGACCGGTGGCGTGGCCTGCGGCGACCAAGCAGCATATTCCTGCGCCGCGAGATGCCCCATCGGCTTTGCTTCGGCGTGCGGAGGCGGAGCACCGGTCATCTCGGCAATGGTTGCGCGCGCGTTCGGATACCAATTCTGCCCGCCGACACGCGACCCGAGCTCAACATATTTGTCGAAGTCCGCGCGCGCCCTCGCTAGATCGTCAGCGTTCTTGACGTTCTCGGGCGCGCCCTTGAACCCGACGCCGTTCTCGTTCGGGATGATGTGCGGCTCGCTCTTCGCCATCTCGACGGCGCCGGCCGCCGTCTGCTCGCGAAATTTCGGCCCGCTGGGACCGGTGAGATATCGCTTCTCGGCCTGCTGCACTGCTTCCTTCAGTGTGGCCGGCACTGGCATCGGCTCCGGCGGCTGATTGTGACCCATCGGTGGCGGCGGCTCGGTCGGTAGCGCCCTGGGCACCGATGGCGCCTTGGGTCCGCGTCCAAGTTTGGCGCCGCCCGGCCCCATGAATGCAGCAGCAAATTCTTTTCCAGCCTCTGAGCTACCCTGCAGCCCGCGCTCCAGCGCGCTGGTCGGGAATACGACCTCGCCTTTGGCGTTTTTGATTTCACCCTGCGGGATCCCAAGATAGCCGCTCGCTGTGTTGAGCCCACCGACGATCGCCTGCGCGAGCTGCTTGGCGGTTGAGCCGGGCTCCGACGGCTGTAGCTCTGGCGGCGGCTGGTTGGTGTATGGCCGGCCGAGCTCGTCGACCGGAGGAGCCGGAGAAAACCCCCGCGACGGCGGGAGCTGATAGCCGCGAAACATCTCAGCTCCGCTCGGTGCAACCGGCGGGATGTAGGTGTCTCCCTGCCAGGCACCGGCCATGTCAGGACGAGCAGCTGCGTACTGGCTTTGATTGGAGAACGTCGGGTGGTTTGGTTTCTTGAAGGTATCTGGCCAATGCCCGGTTTGTGGGTCGGGCGTGAGGCCGGCGTTGAAGGCACCGCGCAGATCGTAGTCGGCACCGCTGTCGTTGGGCGCGTATTTCTGTTTCCAGGCCTGAAACGCTGTTTCGTCGGTCGGCGTCTCGTAGCTCGGTTGCGCGCCTAGGCCCGCGACCGCCCGCCACCAATCATCCAGACCACCGACGAAGTCTTCACCGAGAGCCATAGGTCACCTCGTCGTCACCGCCGTAGCCCATGCGGCGCGAGCAGGATTTCTCCAGCATCGCCGCCCAGCGATCGTCGTGGATGGTGTCAACCCGCAAATGCGGCAAATTCCGCATTGCGGAATGTGCGGATTGACTTCCTTGCTCACTTTGCTCACGCATTTGCTCACTTTTGCGCGCATTTTGCGCACGCACTTTAATGCGTT